CATGCTGCAATTTATGTTTCAAAAGTGGTTTCTTTAGATAAACCTGCAGATTCTTTAAAAGTTATATTGAGTGCATATAGAAATGCTACATCTGATTTTAGAGTTCTTTATTCTTTAGTAAGACCAGATTCAAGTGAGGTTCAACAAGAATTTGAATTATTCCCTGGATACGATAATCTTAACGATACAACTGGAGACGGTTTTGGTAATCAAGTTATTGATTCAAGTAAGAATAGTGGATTACCTGATGCATTTGTTCGCGCAAGTTTGGATAACCAATTCTTAGAATATCAATTTACTGCAGATAATGTGGGTGAATTTACGGCTTATCAGATTAAGATTGTGATGTCAGGAACTAACCAGGCATATGCACCTAGAATCAAAGAACTTCGTGCTATTGCTATTAAATGATTAAAGTTAAAGGGTATTCGCATTTGTATCGGGATGAAAAGAGTGGTGCGATTATAAATCATAATACATCTGCATATGCACAGAGATTGAGGGAGATAAAAAATTCCAAATCTCAAGAAGATGAGTTGAAAAAGATGAGAGAAGATATTGATGAATTAAAATATCTTCTTAAAAAATTAGTAGAAAAAAGTGTTAGTTAATAGAAGAATATAAATAACAAGTAGGGATTCTTATGAAAAAATAGATGGCTGCTGTATATGTTAGTAATCTTGTCATTAACACGGGAGAAACTTTTTCGCAAACCATAACTTTAGAATCAAGTCAAACCAATTCGGCTTATGATTTAACAGGTTATACCGCAACATCTCAAATGAGAAAGTGGGCTGGGGCGTCTACTGCCTATGATTTTACAGCCGATATTCCTCTACCTGCAACTCAAGGAATTATTATTCTTAGTATGACAGCAGCACAAACTGCTTTGTTAAAGTCAGGT